CTGCATCCATGTTACGACCAGAACGAGACCCTAACCCACTGGGACGTGACTTTGGGCGTGGTGAGCTAGTAGGTGCGCTTGATACGGCGGATACGTTATAGTCTGGTTCTGGCATAGTATGTTTAACCTTGTTACTTATTGAAAAGGTAATCTGCTGCGTTAATAGCAATCTGTCCAAGGAACGAACCGGATGCGGCAGAAAGACCAGTAGAGTCAGTGTCACCAGCAGCAGCTGCGGAAGCTTCAGCTTGTATCTTAGCAACGGCAATGTTTGCATCCCTTTGGGCTGCGTTCTCTCCAGACTGCCAAGCCCACGCAAGAACATCTCGTTCACGCTGGATGATATTATTGTAAGCGGTCATAGTCAAGTTGTTAGCAGCAAGAGCGGCGTCACGGTTAGCTTGGTTGTTTGCAGCATTCTCAGCTGTTGTTACAGACTGCGCCCACTGAGCGTTAGCCTGAGCTACAATAAGGTGGTTCGTAGCGTTGAACTGTTCACGAGCATTGACTTGGCTTGCGTTAAACTGTGCGAGAGCGTTTGTCTCACCCGCGTTAAAACGGGACATAGAGTTCTTTTGCTCTGAGTTAAACTGTGATACCTGTGTAGCAAGTGAAGCAAAGAACTGGTTAGTCTGGTTCTCACTTGTAGCGTTGAACTGACGTGCAGCATTTTCTTGTGCAGTATCAGACAGGATAGAGTTGACACGCTCCTGAGCCTTAAACATGTTCATCTGCTGTTCATTGCTAAGGTTAGTCATGTCCATCTGCAGGAATGCTTGAGCGTTCTGTACTTGAGCTTGCTGACGATTGTTAAGGTTAGTTAAGTCCATCTGAGACATAGCAGCAGCATCAGCCATAACCTTAGCTTGGCGGTTATCCAAGTTAGCTAAGTTCATAGTCTGAGCCATCTTAGCATTCTCAAGAGCTACCTGCTGCTGAGCAGTGAAGTTCATGTTAGCTATCTCAGAGATACGAGCAGCGTTCTGAACCTTAGCTTGGAACTCTTGAGTGAACTCCATGTTGAGGAAGCCTGCACGTTGACGTGCTGACTCCATAGCTACCTCTTGCTTGTTAGATGCATCCATCTGAGCGATAGGTAGTGCAGACTCCATAGCGGCCTGTACAATAGCCATACCTGCCATGGATGATGCAGAGAGACCACGAGCAGCCATCTGTGCTGCAGCACCCCGCATAGCGCCTGCTGCCCATGCTGGTGTCTCGCCACCCTCAAAGTCTTCCATGAGAGTTGCCATCTCATCCTTGACACTAGCAGCCTCTAAGCGTTCTGTACCATAGATGTCTTGAACTTTTTGTTGATCTACAGTTGAGCCATCAATCATCTCACCTGTCTCAAGTACACGTGTAGGAGCACCCTCTACTGTAGCAGCTGTTGCACCTTTAAGGGATGCATCTACAGCAACAGCGGCTTTATCAGCCGTAACAGTAGAAGCATCTGTGGTGGGTGCGGCTACAGCGTCTGGTGCTTGAGTAGCTGTAGTAGTCGTTGCTGTGTCAGCTGCAGTTGCTTGGCCTGTACCAGTAGTAATATCTGTACCTGTACCCTTAGATGCAACAGTGTCTGCTTTAACAGTTAGTTTACGAGGATCAGATGTGATAGCCTTAGTCATAACACCAGCACTACCAAGAGCACTTTGAGCAGGTGCTTGTTCTTCTGTTGTGGTATCTTCTTCTTCGTCTGTTGTAGTGTCGCCACCCTCTGCCATCTGCATGGGGGAACCTTCAACAATACGTCTAGCTGACAGTGTGAACTTACCCATACGTGCTGCGGCTGCAGGGTTAGATGCAAGGAAAAGGTTTATAGACTTTTCGTCCATAGGTCCGTTGTAGCCTAGTGCTGGCAGTACTTTTTTCTGTAATGTTTCAGGCTTAAAACCTACTAACTTCTTAGCCATAATTATTTATTCCCTATCTGCATCCACACAGATGCTGCTATGAATGATAGCAAAGCTACTGTTGATATTCTTACTGCGGTTGTCCATATGCTTTTCTTTGTATCACGATAAGCTTCGAGTAAAGAGCGCATCTCGTGCAAGTCGCGCTGGGCGTCTGCATCCTGTAACCCCAGAGACCTAAGAGCCTCTTTAGCGCCACGTCTTGCTGCACGATCAAGCATATCTTCTAGCTCGTCTGGTGTCAAGGATACAGTAGACATTATACAGTACCGTTAGTGTTTACGTTTCCTGTTACGGTGAGGTTACCGTCTGCGTCTAGCTTCATCTTGTTTGTTCCACTAGCAGCAAAGTACAAGACACCTGCTGACTCCGTAATAGTCCAGTCACCTAGATCTACTATTGTAGCGTTGAGAGTAGAGGCCGAAAAAGACTGAGAAGATAAACCTGCTAGTGCTGCTTTAGAGTCAAGCTCTGTTTGTAACCCAACAACATCATCAATAGCAAGGGCTTCCGTTGGGACAGTCGCAGCAATACTGATGTTAGATGTACCATCAAAAGATGCTGTACCCGTTACATCACCTGTTAGAGTTATACTACGTGCTGTAGCCAAGGCGGTTGCTGTATCTGCATTACCTGTTACATCGCCAGTTACGTTGCCCGTTAAGTCACCTATTACGTTACCTGTTAAGTCACCTACTACATCGCCTACTACATCGCCTACTACATCACCTACTACGTCACCCGTAAGATTGCCCGTGACATTACCTGTAACGTTACCTGTGACGTTACCAGTAACAGCACCTGTAAGATCACCCGTCACATCGCCTGTCACGTTACCTGTAACATTTCCAGTCAGGTTGCCAGTCACATCCCCAGTTACGTCACCCGTAATATCTCCAGTGACATCACCTGTAAGGTCACCCGTTACGTTACCCGTTAAGTTACCAGTAACATTCCCTGTAACACCACCAGTCAAATCTCCGGTTACATTACCTGTAACATTACCCGTTAGGTTACCTGTGACATTACCTGTTACGTTCCCTACAACGCCACCTGTCGCTGTTGTAACACCAGTCACCGCAAGTGTACCTGCTACAGTAGCATTCTCATCTACAGTAAGCGTATCAACATTTGCAGTGCCATCTAACCACAAGTTGTTCCACTGCTGAGTAGAACTACCAAGGCTAAACGTACCAGTTACTTCTGGTTTGATGTTGCTGTTAACATCTGCTTGGAAGTCAATAGTGTCTGTAGGGGCATTACCAAAAGTTAAGTTACCTGCAATAGTAGCATTGCCTGTTACTGTAAGGTTGCCACCTACAGATACGTTACCCGTAGTGCTAACTGTGGCGCTGCTCAAGGCAGTAGTAAAGTAACCGCTCTTGAACTTTACAGATGCAGAGCCTAAGTCTACAGTGTTGGTTGTCTTAGGTAGTACACTAGAAGAGGACACAACAACATCCTGCGCTGGGCCTACCTTAGTGATAGGTGCGCCCTCACCTGCAGTACCATCGTGTTTATGTCCGGTAGATGCGTTAAAGCCTGCCTCAATGGCATTGTACTCATTATCAAAGTCATCCGCATTGATAACACTACCGTTAGAGATGTTGTTACCAGTATCTTGACGTGTATAACCTGCCATGTTTTAGTCCTTACTGTCTATCGTTTTGTCTAAACTCTAGCAGGGCTGTGTCTAGAGTGAATGTAGGGTTAGTAGAGAGATCCTCTACACGTATTGCTATGGTCTTACCTGAACCTACTAGGTTTGTGTTGTACACAACGTCAAGCTCACCACCATAAGTAGCTGTACCAAACACTGCAGCAGAGCTACCATACAGGAATATAGCTGTGCCTGTACTTTCTACACGCTGTGTGGCTGGTTGAATCACACCAGTATTTGTAGCAGTATCAAAGTCATACTTAATGTTTAGACCTAGATCCATAGGTCCAGTTGGTTCTGCGTACAAGGTCATCTTGTAGAATGACTTACGTACCTGTGGATCAGAGATAGGCATGAAGGGTGACTCATAGATAGCGTCAATGTTAGAGCCATCAAAGCTAGAGCCTGTATCCATGATGTAGATGTAACCGTCACCATTAGCAAAAGCAATAGTTTCAGCTGTACCAGAGTAGCGGCTGTCAGCTATGTAAGCTTGGATGCCAAAGGTAGTAGACCAGCTAATCCCAGACGCACCCTGCGATACAAACTTAGTAGCGATTAACCCTTTAGCTACCTCAGTCTGCTCTGACTCAACATATGCAAAGATACGGTACTGAGCTTTCTCACGTAGAATAACAGATGTGAAGTTAGATGTACTAGAGAGGAATTTTGTAGCATCCTTAGCTATAGGATCAGATGCAATGTCCAACCCAAAGTCACCTATACGATCAGTAGCACTCAGAAGGCGAATACCATCTGGTGCTAAGTACATAATGTCACCACCAACTTCTTGGATAGTGTCACCGCTTACGCAACCAATACGGTCTGTGATAGGTGAAACTTGGAAGTCAGATGTGGTGTTGCCTGTCAGGCGTTTGATGCTATCAGTAGTAAAGATAATAAGCTGGTCACGGAAGACAGCTAAGCCTGTTACATCAGAGGCAACATTAAGAGAACCAGCACCATCAGCAGCACTAAAGTTGTCAACAGTAAAAGGGGCAGTAAAGAATACGTTGTTACCCTTAGCGTAGAATGCTGTGTCCTTAAACACGGCAACGTGCTCTGCACCTAGTACATCTGTAGAACCTGTTACTGCTGTAAGAGTATTACCTGATGTGTTGTAAATAGCTGGGTAGTTGACACCATCTACAAAGATAACCTTGTCATCACCATCTAGGTTATACATAGCGGTACGAGCTTTACCACCTAGCAAAGGTCTAGCACCCATAGATGTCCATGTAGTACCTGTGCCGTAGTAGTACTCTGTTACGTTGGATACATTCTTCCTAGCAACTACAATACGCCCAGAGCTAATAACTTTCAGAGCAAGGATAGCGCCAGAGCCTGTGACTTCTGTATCACTATACTTCTCATAGCCTTTTATCTTGGAGTAGCCACCCTCCTTAGATGCTTCAAAGTTCTGCAAGATAGTAGCAGAACCCACAGCATTAGTACCCTGCTGTAGAGGGCTAAGGTTAGAGATAAGACCACCTCTAAACTCAATAGGGAATGTCTGCCACTGTGTAGCCATCAGAAATGTACTCGTGTATCTCGCAGGTATTCTGTGCGATTAATGTGTAAGCTACGTAATTGTTTAATGCCTTGCTCAAACTTTTGTAGTGCTAATTGTGCTGCCTGTGTATCACCACGGAATTGATATACGTAGTACATAGCACCATCAACAATAGTGTAACGGTATTGCTCAGGTAGTGTAGGTACATCTGTGGCAGACTCTAAGTCAAACCCTGTACGGAAGTACTCATATACTACTTCATACTCTTTATCAGGCGGTGGAGAAAAGATAAGTTCTCTACTTGGAGTACGTACAACATACTGTGGTGTTGTTCGTGTACTTGCCTCAGAGTTATACTCATAATCAGCAAACTTGTCAAGCCATTCTTCGTAAGTAAGAACTTTTAGCTTAACTGTTTCTACGTTAAGATCTGCATCACGCTTGATACGGAAGGTGTTCATGTTTATAGTCTTACTGTCGTAAGGCATACTATAGCGAACCTCACCAACAGCTAAGACTTCTGTTTCTTCTACATGGTTCCAAGGCCACTCAAACTCTTCTTGATTGATGTGACGAATAGCTGCGTTAACAGCATCCTTAGCAAAGCTGTAATAACCTGTAGCTGTAGGGAAGTTGTTACTTGTAAGTTCTACTTCGTTGAGGCGGCGGTTAATGTCGTTAACTAGGCTAATGTAGTCGTATGCCATTATTACTTCTCCCGTACACGTAGAAAGATACTACGCTCGTATTGTAGCCCAGAGCCTGTCGTAATACTACAGGTAATTGTATATCTGATGTTGTTTGTACCTAAAGAGAAACGTGCTGTCGATACTTTGCCAGAGATTGTACCAGTGACAAACTGAAGACCGTTTACCACGGCAGAGTCAGCTACCTGTGTCTTAACACCAGCAGCATCTTTGATGTACCAGGTAACAGCAGATATAATGTCTGTACCTAAGAAGCGAGACCAGTCAACACTGTAGTCTACGATCTCATCTTTATCTTTATCAGGCCACTTATATGCCATGATTGCTCCTTATGCTGCTATGTACACAGTATTGTTTGAGTGTGGACTATCTATGTATACAGTGTTTTTTGAATCAGGTTGCGTTAGATACACAACATTCTGCGTATTGTAGTCATCTGCAAAATCTTGATAGGGGAATACCAAAGCTGTTATGTTTGGTGTATTAACAGAGAATGTAGCAGTTGTTGTATCCAGTGTTATTGAAGCCTGAGCATCTTCATCCGCAAACTCATAGTTGTTTAACGTCAGAGATACGCCTGTTATAGCAATTTTAGAATCAGACGTAGGAATTACAGAGCTAATGTCAAAATTAGATGAGGTACCAGATACACCGATATTAGACTTACCAAATACGTCTGAAAATGCATTAACAGTAAAAGAAGAAGTTACAACAGGTAATACTATACTAGCCTTAGCATCTTCATCAGCAAACTCATAGTTGTTTAACGTCAGAGACACACCTGTTATAGCACTTTGTGCCTGAGCAGAAGGAACTATAGAGCTAATGTCAAAATTAGATGAGACACTAGATGCACCGATATTAGACTTACCAGTTACGTCTGAAAATGGACTAACAGTAAAAGAAGAAGTTGCAGCAGGTAATACTATACTAGCTTGGGCATCTTCATCAGCAAACTCATAGTTGTTTAGCGTTAACTCTACCGCCGCAACAGCAGCAGCAGCTTTAGCGTCAAACGCTATTGTATCTGCTGTAAAGGTAGCTGATATATCAGGGAAGGTTATAAAAGCTTTAGCATCTACATCTGCAAAAGTATTGATACTGAAAGAGGATGTAGCACCTG